GATCCATTCTTGTTTTTTTTAACCAGCCTTAGAATTTCCTTGGCTGTTTCAAAATCAAATCCTACTGGGGGTGGCATTAGAAGAATCCTAATCCTGGTAGAGTTGCAAAATCTATTTCACCATAAACAGTTGCAGCGGTAAACAAAACATATATGGGGTTATCATTCACAGGGTTCTTTTTACCTGCGCCATCTAAATCAATTGGAACTGAAACCACATTTCCCCCACTGGTTGCCATTACCAATTCACCATTATCCTTTTTAATCCTATAACCCTGATCTCTAATATACATATCCCAACCTGTAATTTCTGCATCTGTAATTGTGGTATTGATTTCTATTTCATAGGTTAAACGCCAATATTGATAACTACCCTCTAATATTAGTTCTGTTCCTATGCCCTTAATTTTTCCGGTTTTATCTGTAATGGTTAAAGTGCAACCTGTGCCAGTAACAAAAGTGTTAGTTGCGTTGTTCACTTTGCCAATATAGGTTGCCAAATCATAAGCATCAATCGTTGAAACATTGCAACCAATCGTAAACACTGGCCTAAATCTTTCAATGGTTATTGGTGGAACAAAAGGATCACCCGCAGAATTCCTTAAGTCTGTTAATACTTCTGGAAATGAAATAAAGGTAACCCTAAAATCTGGTGGTCTTAAGGTTGGGTTTGCTGCTCTATCTTCAGGTTTCTGCCCTTGGTTTTGTGTTTCAACATTTCCGGGCGGGCTGCTCCCATTTGGTGCATTTGTGCTTGCATCCGGATTACTAGAATATTCAACTACTACTTTCCAAGTTTGCGGGTCATCAGCTTCAGGGTTGATATTTACCGATTGGGCATAACTATCATCATCTCCTGGGTATAAATCACCAATCTGGGGGCAGCTTGCATCAGAATAAATTGCATCATAAATTGAAATGTCAGATTGTTCCACTGCATCAGTATGAACAATAAAGGATCTGGTAAAAGTGTTTTGATAACTTTTATCTAGGGTTCCTTTTCTTTCATTCCAAAGTTCTTCAAATAAATCTATTGCCATGATTTCCCCTTAGACTGGCCCGCAGAATGCTAAAACTTGGGCTGGCCTTTGCGCTAATATTGCTTTTGCAATAATCTTTTGTTCTGCTAATTGTTCTGCTTGCATCTGATTTGCTAAAGCCATTAGTTCTTTTATTTCCTGCTGCACATCTTTATTTTTGGATTGCATATCGATAGTTGCTTTAAAATCTTCTGCGCTGCCTCTGGTTATTGCGCTGGCAAATTTAGGTTCTGCAGAAACTCCCATAGATGATTTAAGCTTTGCTAATGCCCCTGCTGAACCAATTGCAAATGCTTGAAAGCCTTGGTCTGATCCATCTTTCATAAGCATAGTTAATTTTTCAATTTCATTTTGATAAGTTTGCAATGGGCTTAAATTTTCATCTAAGAATTTCTGCCATCGTGGTGCTTCTTGGATTAATGGCATATCATTAATTTTTGCCAGTTGTGCTTCAATTGCTATTCTGGAAGCTTCAATTGCTTCTTCCAAATCTGTCATGAAGCTGCCACCAGTTCCACTAAATGTAGTATCAACAACCTCTTTTATCTGTTCATCCATTTCATCAATATTTGCCATAACTTCATTTTGTAAATCCATTAATTCCATGATTGTAAAAGTATCTATATTATCAACTTGCTTGGGTTTAAATAAATCACCTGCAGCTTTTGCATCAAGTTCCATATTCTTTTTCATGTTTCCTAAATTGCTTGCAATAATAACCATCTGCTTTGCACCAGCTACCAAAATTTCTACAAAGGGTTTTAATTCAGTTATAAAATCAATTGCAGATTTAACAATTCTTTCTGCAACAATTTCTATTTCTCCAAGCATTTCTTCAACTGTCATTTTTTCCGCAGTTACAACCCATTGGGCTAAAAATGATTCAATCGAATCTAAAACTTTTGCAGATATCATGGCAATAACTGCACCAAACTTTTCCAGCATTGGCGCAAATTCTGCTGCCTTATTGGATAAACTTTCAAAAAAGTTATTAATGGAAGTGTTTAAACTTACCAATCCAAAACCCTTTAAAATACTTACGCCAATATTCTGGAATAGAACTTCAATATTATTTGTAACCCTGTTCCAGATTCCACTAAAACTATTGGCAGAAGCTTCAGCAGCAGCAAGCATGGCTGGCATATTTGCAGCATCTGAAATTGCTTGGGTTGCTTGCGTAACAGTTACTAAACCCTGGGCAACTCTTCTTTTGGCTTCATCAACAGAAACCCCCATTGATTTTGCAAGGGCTTCAAATACTTGAATCCCTTCCTCTGATAATTTCCCAAGGGCTGCCATAGTTGCCCCACCATCTGCAACCATGTCTGCAATCTTATCTGTGATTAAAGCCAATATCTTTTCGGGATTCCCAAGCGCAACCCCCAAAGAATTAAAGTTCTTAATCAAACCTTGAATTGCTTCAGGTCTAAATTTTAGGGCAGCCAATCGGGTTGCAGCTTCTCCCAATGCAGTAAAGCTTGCACTTGGCCCAGCCTTCATGATGGTTTGCAATCCTGTTGCCAAACCTTTAAACCCTGTCATTGATGATAATCTTCTATCTAATTCTTGAAACTTTGAACCCGATTCAATTATCTTTGCCCCTAAATCAATAACCCCGCTAACAATGCTTTTCACTAATTCCATTGCACCATCAAAAACCTTGGTAAAGGCTGCTGTAAAGAATCCAATCCCTAACATATCTGTAAGCTTCATTTCCCCACCAGCAGCTTTGGAAGTTGTCTTACCTTTTTCTTTTGCAGGGCTTCCCATGCCAGCAGCAACATTTATTTTTTCCTCTGCATCTGCTAATTTCTTTTCAGCTTTTTCTAATGCGCTTAATTCCTTGGCAAGCTTTGCAGCAGCACCAGAATCAATCATCATTTGCTTTGCTTGCAGTTCTAATTTTCTGGTGGCAATGTCGGTTTCAATGTTGTTAGATTTTTGGGTAGCCAAATTAAAAACTGCAGCCCTTTGCAATAGGTTTAATGCTCCCCATTGTTTTTCAGTTGCAGTTGTTATTCTGTTGCTTGCACTGGCTGCACCAGCAAAACTATTGCCAAGCTCTAATGATTTGTTGGAAGCTGTTTCTATGCCCTGCACAAAATTTGAAAGGTCTGCTGTAACACTTAAACTGGCTCTTCCTAGATTAACTTCAGCCATTTTTCACTACCTTCACATTTTTGCCCATGGTTGCAAAGGCTGCTGCCATTTGTTCTGCTGTTGCTGGTTTGTTTTTTTCACCCAGCCAATCAGGAACAAAATCAGATAGCTTATATTTATTTGATGAATGGCAAGCAATCTGCGTATGCTGAACCATCCCCAACAAATAATCCAACCTGCTATCCCCTATTGGTTCTATTCTGGAAAAAGCAACCCATTCCATGAATTCAGAATGGCTTAAATTTTCTTCTAATTCCCCAACAGTTTTTTTGAGATGCCCCGCTAATCTAAAAAGAAATAGCCTTGGGGCATCTTCCCTTAGTTTTTTTCCGCTTCCTCAACTGCACCTGATCCAATCTTGTTTATTTTCAAAATTGCATCAAAGATTTTTTCTAAGATGGTTGCAGGTAATTTATTAACATCACCAATATCTGATTCAGAAAACAAAGCTGAACCATCTGCATTGCAACAACCCTTAATCAACATCCTTGCCCTTAGATTATCGGGGGTTTTCCCTTTGCCCCTTGCAGCATTAAAATCTGCATCAATAGAATCTCTTTCCCCAACTGTTAGACTTCTAACCCAGACAGATCCTTCCCATTCTGGAATTGCGATTTCTTGCCTTGGCAAAGAATCTTTTTTGGAAAGGATCTGCAATCTATCTAAAGCCATAACTAAAACCCCTTATTAAGTTAGCAAACCACTAGCCTTCAAAGTGAAACTAGCTTTAATTAATTCATCACCTGTTCCAATAGAAGATATAGCATATCCAGTAATAATTCCAGTAACAGTTATAGTTGCACTATTGGGGGCAGGTATAGTAATCACAACATCAACTTCAGCTTTGGCTTCTGCTGCTGTAACTACTGCATCAAATTCCGCTTTTTCATAATTGGCTTCAATGGTTACTTCACCAGAATCTGTATAACCAGCTATAAAAGTATGGGCTGAATCTGCTGTACTTAAATTAGTGGTTTGAATAGTTGCGATTTTTACCTGTGGGGGGGTAATAGAAATCGCTTCCCCAATTGCTGCTCCATCAATGGAAACAGTGGTTCCAAAAGTTGCTTGAATTGCCATTGCAAAAACTCCTAAGTAAAAGTTGTAACAGATTCTGAAAAGGTAACTATCAAATCAACTGTTGCTCGATGGGTTCCAGATTCCAACGCAGTTTCCAAATCCCATCCAACAGACTCATTATCCATTCTTGCCATGAAAATATTTGTGGTATCCCAAGTTCCTTGGAAACCATCAAAAGCAAGACGGATTAATTCAACAATGCTTTCAGCTTGCAGCCTAGTTGCTGAAAAGATATCCAGTTGCAGGGTAGCAGTTACAACCCCAGAAGATTTAAGCAGGGTTAATTGCCTATCAACCCCTGTTTTTTCATAAACCAAACATGGCAGGGTTACAGATTCGGGGGCTGTATCAGGGTAAATCCTTGAACCGATTACATTGGTAATATTAGCAACACCAGAAATATAATCATAAAAAGCTGATTCAATCATTTTGCACCCTTAGATTTTTTGATTCCCAAGGTTGAAATAATTTCTTTCATCTTTTCTGCAAACCTGTTGAAGATTTCCCCACCCATGGATTCTAAAGCTGGATTCATAAATGGTTTTGCAGTTGCGCCTGGGTGTTGGTAACTGCTTGGCTTTACCTGCCTTTTGGAACCTTCCCTTAAAGGGCCAACAAAGGTTGTTAATTTTGCAAGTTTCTTTGGTTGGATGGAATGGCTTGCTGCCCCTCTTTCAAGCAAATGGGCATAATTTATTGGATCAAATCGCCTTCCAAATTTAGTTACTGATTTTCCTAGCTTGGGGCCAACCAAACCTTGAATAACTTTATTTTTCCCCCTCCCAAACTTTTTTGCTTTCAAACTAATGGATCTTTTTAAAGCTCCGGTTGTGGTTTTGGTTTTGCTAGGGGCATTAGATTTTACTTTTTCTTGAAGGGGCTTCATGGCATAGCGCATTGCAGCAACCAACTTGCCATCTTTTTTATTAGTGGTTAACTGCTGGAACACATCAACCAACTCATCCAAACCTTCAATGGATA